ACCTTTTACTATAAGACTCCGGCAGAGAAGGGCCATCGTGAAAGCATGAATATTATTTGGAATAAGTTGCATGAAGTGAAGCCCAAGTACTGGATTCATATGGAGGATGACTTTCTGTTTCACGTAAAGCGTCCATACGTCAGTGAGTCCATGAAGTTCTTGAAGTCTCAGACCAATATTAAGCAGGTTCTCTTTAATCGTGGGTACGCTGAGACAATTGATGACCTAGATATGCAAGGGTTTACTCCTGTATCGCCCGGGTTTGTTCTTCACGAATACAAGAATGGGGCATTCCCTTATAAGAATTGCCACTATTGGCCACATTACAGTTTTAGGCCCAGTATGATTGACGTAAATGCCATTTTGGAAATTGGGAATTATGATAGTCCCAATACGTTCTTCGAGATGGATTACGCTAGGCGGTGGGTTGAAGCCGGATATAAGTCTGCATTCTTTGATATGATTTGTTGTCGCCATACTGGGCGCCTTACAACAGAAATCAAGGACAAAACTGTTAAGAACGCATATGAGTTAAATAATACAAATCAGTTTGATGAGTCTAAGGCAATGAAAGTTGTAAATTTGAAGCGACGTTCTGATAGGAGGGAAGCTATGATAACCGAGTTTACAAAGGCAAAGTTCAGTGATTACGTATTTATTGAGGCAATAGATGGTAAAGACCTAACCCCAACAAAAGAACTAAAGACTCTGTTTCAAGGTAACGATTTTGGAAGTCGAGTTGGAGTTATTGGGTGCGCACTTACACACTACAACTTGTGGAAAATGTTACTTGGAAGCTCAGAAGATTACTTTGTTATTTTTGAAGATGACGTCAAACTCGGACCAAACTTTACGAAGAAACTTGAAATCATAAAGGATGCGATGAAGGCTTGTGATTATCTTCATTTAGGGTATCACATGACATCGGCCAACCGTAAGTTACACGAAGATACGTATACGAAGGAAACTGGTAAGCTAACAGTCACACCACTAAAAAATGACTTGTATATCGGAGGCACGTTTGCTTATTCGATTAATAAGAACGGGGCACGTATTCTTGTTGATTACATTGAGAAGAACGGAATTAAACACGGGATTGATTACGTAATAAAGATCTGTAATACTCTCAAGAATATGGAAATTCAGCCCCAGATTGCTTTTTCTGAGTGGTACGAAGTACCTGGGCAGAAGGTTGATACGGATATTCAGACTGAGATCGCATCTCTTGATTTTGAAAATGTTGTAGAGGATGAGTTCACGTTCTTTCCGAATGTTGATCACATCGGAGACGATATCTGTTACCGGAAGGTGAGCATTGAAGAGTCCATAATTCTTGCTAGAACAATGCCAGATTGTATGGGGTTCAATACACTTGGATTTTTTAAGAAAGCTATTGATACGACAAAGTTAGTAAAATCGCCATATTTTAGTCCGACCGACGGAATTTATGTCAAGAAAGTTCCCCAAAAGAAACCAAAGGCCGAAATTGTAGTTCCAATAGTCAATCCTGTTAAGGTCAAGATCATCTGTGGCTGGGAGTCTTCTGAGTCATTCGTGAATAAACTTTTAAATGGTCCGTTCCTAGACCCTAGTTTAGAGCTCACATCTTCAGATGAAGCTGATTATTTTGTAATATACAACCAGCCTTCCCCCGGAGAGTTTTTCGATCCAAAGCGAACTATTGTGCTTCAGTTAGAACCTTGGGTACATGACAGCTCTAAACCATGGGGAGTAAAGACTCGGGGAGATTGGGCAAATCCTGATCCTACCAAATTTTTACATGTGCGCACTCATAATACTTTTTTGGCTCCAGCACATTTGGCTATCCGCGGGGATATATATAATTTGCCTTCAAAGAAGGATATTCCTACCATTATCTTGAGCAATAAGTTAGTAGATACCGGCCATCAATTGCGGGTTCAGTTTTTGCGTGCTCCTGATCTACAAACACCTATTGACGTTTATGGTAAGGCAAACTTTCACAATATTTCCACGTATGTTGGAGAAGTACCTGATGATGAACGGTATAACGTATATTCCAAGTACAAGTACGCACTTGCGGTAGAAAACAATTCAGAGACCAATTATGCCAGTGAAAAAATTTGGGAGCCATTGCTATGTGAATGCTTACCGTTTTACTGGGGATGCCCGAATCTAGAGGACTATATTGATCCCCAATGCTTCGTACGACTACCACTCGAAGATCCCGCAAAGTCTTCTGAAATTATTCGTAAGGCGATTGAGGAAGATTGGTGGTCACAGCGTATTGATGCCATTCGTGCAGCTAAGAGCAAGATCATTAATGAGCTAAGCCTGTTTGCAACAATATCCAAAATTATCCGCACATCAACCAAGACAAAGGCGGTTATTCTAACCCTTCACAGTAGTAAGGCGCGTATACCAATAATTGAAAAACTCCAGAATGATCTTAACACTTTTGGAATGGGGACTGAGGTGTTTTATGGCGTGAATGGTAAAGATCTAATTGTTTCGAATACAAAGGTTATATACAATAAGGAAACTAGAGCGTATAACCCTAAAGTACGTATAAATAAGCAGAAGATGACACTGGGAGAGTTTGGGTGTGCTTGGAGTCATATAAAGATTTACCAAAAACTACTAGCCGATCCAGATGCCGATAATTATCTTGTACTCGAAGATGATGCTAACATAGTTGGGGATCTGAGTGTCATAAGAGATTTACCGTTAGATTTTGATATTGCTCATGTAAGCGTAAGCGATATGCATCCTTTCATAAGAACAACTCCGGTGAATAAGTCTTTCTTCAATATCAAAAAGGAGTACTTTAACCGTTTAACCGGGTACGTTGTTTCAAAGGCAGGAGCAAAAAAGCTACTATCTATGACCAATGAAAGTATTAATTTGCCAGCAGATGATCTTCTTTCGAATAGCTTTATTATCGGAATGATTCAAGTTATTGTTCCACCAACTCCTGTTTTTACGTTTACGAAGGATATTGTATCAACGATTGACTCTATAGAGTCAAGATAGTTTTCTCTTTAGGGTGTTCTGGCAAAGTACCAGCAGCCCGATGAGTTTGAACAGTATTCCAAATATCCTGAAAGCTTTGAAGATTACTCGTGAGCCACATCGGATCTCGCTGAACCGTTGAGAGACGATACTTCTCAAATACCCAATATACAGTTGTCCACCACTCAGTTTCTAGAGTAGGCATCATTTCGCGGCGCCACGTTGCGACATCACGCTGGTCTTCAATTTCACGGTAGACAACCTTTCCACTCTCGTCAATCGCAAACCAAGATTTGTACTGAGCGGTAGATTCTAGCCATTCAGTATACGTCACTTCCTGAAACTTCATTTCGACATAATCACACTCGGCCATATCGGTACACTCCAGCTGTAGCTGCATTTGGTGATAGTATGTCGAAGGTATAGGTGTGTCATTAGAGAAATCTCGAGAAATTGGGCACTTGAACTCAACTAACTTTCCATACCGAGGATCGGTCTTGTCGGAAGTCAGAAGTATACCGTCCGGAGACGCACCCAGAAATGAATGATCGCGATGAGGAATGCATGTCGTATCTTCAATACGAACTCCGGGCTGAATATACGTCGTGTAAATATGCTTGGCAATCGGTTCAAACCGCGTTCCCCACATAAGAGCTTTAGGGCCAAAATTTGACTGCTGTTGCTGTCTAGGTACAAGTTTTGACATCACAATCTCGTGTTTGAGAGCTGGTGATGCGTCATGAACCGCCTTATAAATTTCAGAAGCTGTTAGCATTTCACCACGCTTAGTATGCCATGCGTCAGTGCGCTGATCATTATGTCCGTACAAAAGTAAGATCTGTTCAACTTTATCTAGGTCCATTTGAATATATAGGTTTAGATTAACTAAACCCGTTTTCAGGGTAGGTAAGAATGTTATAGTAAATGGAGATCCAAAGTCAGGAACAATGGGTACTTTATCGCCTCGAGCGATTTTATACCCTCAAGAACACTGAGCGTGTTCGTGACATTCTGTCGGGGAAGTCTAACCTATCTCTTCGCCTGATTGATTGGTTCGTGACCAATTATGCTAAGAAGTACAACATTTCGTATATGACGAAATCCAATAAGCATGTGATTGTGTACCTGTCGTACAAGTCTCATCTGAAGGCTTACAGCAAGAAGATGTTCGACCCGTTCTGTCGATGGAAGCGTATTAAGTTTCGGGAAATGGATACAACCGTTGGACAGCTGAATTTCTTTGAGTGGGCAATTTCTGATGAAGTTCTAGATTACCTTGAAAAGAACCGCGAGACGATTCATACCGATATGGAGACGCGCCTACACGAAGCCAAAGAAACTGATGGTCCAAAGAAGAAGCGGCACGAGCTTTCACACTCTGCTACCAAATCTATGACCCATCATGATGTGCGTGTAACTGTAAAGTTTGATTAACTTGTTACTGAATAATGTACTCGATTCTAAAAAACAACTATGTCTACCGAGATACATCGGAAGATATAGCTGATCATGATGATGATTATGATGCCGAGGAGTGGCATTATAACGGTAGGGATGTATACCGCGGATCTTTGGATCGTCAGTATGAATGGAACGTGTATTCTCTGTATGACGAAAACTCAAAACGGGTAGGTATCGCCGAGCATCATCCGGAACACCCAGAGATCTTTTTCTCGCTCTGGTTTGGTAAGAACGTGTTCTCGACGTTATTTCAAGAAGAATGGGAATGCAAAGATGCTACTGTTTGGTCTATTTTATCAAACGAAGCTTATCAGGATTGTTTAGAAGACGATTTTAAAACCGTCTTTGATAAGACGTTGAGCACGAATATTCGACTCATGACTCCCGAAATGGTAATCAAGATGCCAGAGATCCACGAATGCCCAAGATGTGGAAAGAAGTCGCTTTTACCTCTGAACGGTTGTCCCGAAGTAAAAAAACTTTACATTGATGCTGATTCCTCAGTACTATTCATTGATGAGTCTTTTGTTATGTATACTGCTCCCGCAGATTCACGTGTTTGGTCTAAGGTACACCCGCGCCCGCAGCCGGGCGACGGCGAGGCTGGCGACCAGCCGGCGCAGACACTGGAGCCTGCTCAGTCACCTCCTGAGCCTGAGACCCACCACCATAGCCCGAATCCTCATTCTGGGTCTGAGTATCCTGCTGAGCATGAGACTCCTCATCCTCTACAATCG